GTGCGGACAAAAAAAGTGTTGCGTCAGATAATCGTATATGTGATATTTGTGGCGTAAAAGAGAGCGGCCCCAGTAAGGCGGCTCGGAAAAGAAAGAGAAAAACATGAAATACGACATTGAAATTAAGATTGGCAATCACGTGGAACGGATAGATGGCAGCGCGGATTATCGTCCGGATTTGACGGGAATTGAGCCGTGCGACGAACTGCTCAGCATCGTCAAAAGCGCTGCGCCGGCTGAGGTGCTTTGGGCGCGGGGGTATGCGGACGAGATTCAGGATAAGGATGAGCGGGGGGAGGAGGTGCGCGCGGAGGCGGAAACCCTGGAGGAGGATATTGCGTTGCGCGAGGTTGCGCGCGAGGCGGATGGTAATGAGTTTAGGGTTCGCGGGGACATCCTGGAGTGTGGGGTTAAGGTTGGGGAGTTTTATGCGGCGGGCCATGTGCGGAATTGGACGCGGGTGGAATTGGAAAGGATGGGGGTGGTGCGCCAGGCGAAGGATGAGCCGGCGGCGGGCGATGTGAGGGTGACGGTGCCGTACCTGTTCGATTGCCAGGAGTACAGCTACCAGGTTGATCTGACTCCGGAGCGGGCCAAGGAAGCGCTGGCGCGGGCGGCGAAGGAATTGCACGCGGAATACGATGAGGAGGAGGGTGAATGGCGCTACCTGGATGACAATGGTTATCTCTGTGGCGTTACGGAGGAGGGCATGGTTACATTGGGCGCGGGGCTGATGGACTGGGGTCGGGGGGTGAGTTACAGCCTCTGGTGCCAGTATCATGGCTATATCGTCGCAGAAACCAAGGAGGAAAAGTGAAAAGTGCGAACAGCGAAGCGAGAAAAGAGGTGAGCGCGGCGGCGCGGATGCTGGGGCGGCTGGGGCGTGGGGTGCCGAAAAGGTATAGCGCGGCGGAACGGGAGCGGCGGCGGCGGCGGCTGGCGGCGGCGCGGTTGCGGCGGTGGAGAAAAAGTGAGTGGTGAGAAGGGGGAAGTGAGAATGGGAAAGGCCGGGCCGGCGTGGGGTTGGTTGGGGAGATGCCGGCCCGGCAGCCCATGAACTGATAACAGTCAAAGGCGTCAGTGACCTTTGACCATGATGGGGGAGATGTCAACGCTGGAGACTTGAGATCTGAGACCTGAAACTGGGGTGGGAACGAACCGGGCCGGCTTCTCCTGGGGAGGGCCGGCCCGGCGCGCCTATGAACAACAACGATCAGGTGAACCTATCCCTGACTGCGAGTTGGGGGAGGTGTCAACGAGACCGGAGGGCGGAGACCGGAGACCGGAGACGGGAGACCTGAGATTTTAGGAGGAGCAGGCAAATCGGACAGGTGTCCGATTTGGCGGGGGTTGACCGGCGGGACTTTACAAATGCCGGTTGATTATTATCCGAATTTGGCGCTGGAGGAGCTGCAGGCGCTTTTGGCGCGGCTGCAGGCGCGGCAGGCGGGGGGGGCGATTACGGAGGCGAGCGCGGGGGGGGTGCGGGTGTCGCGGGCCCAGGGGGCGGGGAATTCCCGGACGGAGGTGGAGGTGCTGCGGGTGTTGTATTCGCTGTATGTGCGGGCGCGGGGGACGGAGGAGGAGGGGCGGTGGCCGAATCCGTATGAGCGGCGGGTGACGCGGACGCGGCCGGCGTTTTTGTGAAGGGAGAAGGGAGAAGGGAGAGGTGAGAAGTTTGAAGGTTGTGAATGGGCGGCGGCGGCCGGTGTTGTATGGGCCGAATGGGCGGGTTTTGGCAGGGGGGTTGTATCCGAGTGTGGGGCGGTCGGGGCGGTGGTATCGGCCGCGGCCGAGTGTGCCGGCGGATTTCAGCCGGGCGGTGACGGGGTGGGATCGGCGGGAGATGCTGGATTATTCGCGGGCGTTGTTTGCGCAACTGGCGAATTTGGGGAGCGCGATTCTGGAGAAGAATTGGTGGGCGTTTGGGGATTCGTGGGAGCCGTATTATACGGGGTCGAACCGGGCGTGGGGGGAGGAGGCGTCGGCGTTTTTGCGGGAGCAGTTTTTTCCGCACGCGGATCGGCATGGGCGGCATGACTGGCTGACGTTGCTGTATCTGAGCGGGATTGCGTGGGATCGGGATGGGGATGACCTGATGTTGCTGACGGAGGATGAGCGTGGGTTTCCGAAGGTGGAGATGGTGAGCGGGGCGCGGATTGGGGATGGGCAGCGTGGGGTTTCGGGGGGCCGGGTGACGGAGGGCCGGTGGGCGGGGCGGGTGATCCGGGATGGGATTATTTTTGACGGGCGGGGGACGCCGGTGGCGGCGCGGGTGCTGGGTTTGGATGAGGATGGGGTGGAGCGGTATGAGGATTATTCGATCGGGTTTGGGGGGCGGGCGGATTTGGCGTATTTGCCGGAGTGGCATGACCAGGGGCGTGGGATTCCGCTGGTGGGGCGGTGCCAGCTGGACTGGATGGATTTGCAGGATATTGACACGTTTTTGAAGCGGGGGATTAAGCGGGCGACGGCGGTGGGGCTGGTGAGAAAGAACCTGGAGGGGGAGGCGCCGGTGGGGAATGAGATTGTGGAGGAGGTGCTGGAGGGGGCGGGGGCCGGGGGCGGGCCGCAGCGGCTGGCGTATGAGGAGCAGGAGGGTGGGGAGGTGTATTGGCTGCGGGCGGAGGGGGGGGAGAGTATTGAGGGGCTGAATTATTCGACGCCGCATCCGAATGTGGAGAGTTTTATTGCGCGGATTGAGCGGCGGGGGGTGAAGGCGGTGGGGTGGGCGTATGAGTTGTTGTATTTGAATGAGTCGGGGCGGGCGGCGACGCGGCTGGTGGTGGATTTGGGGAATCAGAGTATTTGGAAGCAGCAGCGTTTGGGGTTGCGGCGGACGTGGCGGGTGACGCGGTATGCGTTGGCGAAGGGGATGAAGGAGGGTTTTTTGAGCCGGAATCCGGATCCGCGGGACGCGTTTTTTGCGTGGGATTTCGGGTTGCCGGCGCCGTTGTCGGTGGATGCGGGGAATGACGAGCAGGCGGATCGTGAGAATTTGAAGATGGGGACGACGACGAAGGCGTTGATTGCGCAGAAGCAGGGGCGGCATTGGCAGGAGGTGGCGCGGCAGCGGAAGGTGGAGATTTTGGCGCTGGTGGAGGACGCGCGGGAGATTGAGGCGGCGAGCGGGGGGCGGGTGAGTTTCGAGCGGGCGCTGGAGCTGCTGGAGCAGCGGAGTCCGAATCCGGCGGGGGGGGTGAGAGGTGAGAGGTTGGAAGGGAGAGGTGAGAAGGAGGTGGCGGAGTTTCGGCGGGCGGTGTGGCTGGGGTTCCAGCGGGATGGAACGGTGAGTGATGTGCTGGCGAATCAGACGGATTTGAAGCGGCTGACGGAGGAGGTGGGGTTGCCGGTGAATGAGGGGTATGATGATCCGTATTTGCCGGTGCGGGATGATGCGGGGGCGCTGGTGGGCGGGGGGATGGTGCGGGATGAGGAGGGGGATGTGATTGGTGCGAAGCCGGTGGAAATGAAAAGGGAGAAGTGAGAAGGGAGAAGTGAGAAATGAGGTATGCGGAGATTTTGCGGGTGCTGATGGAGGAGCCGTTGTTGCTGATGCCGGCGGCGCATGCGTCGCTGGCGCGGTTGTTTGCGGAGCATCGGAGCCTGGAGGCGCTGGAGTTTCGGGCGAAGCGGGAGGGGGTGGATGTGTGCGGGGAGGCGGTGGAGCTGGCGCAGATGGAGGTGTTGGAGGGGGTGGCGGTGATTCCGCTGGGGGGGCCGGTGGGGGTGGGGCTGGGGAAGTTTGAGAAGGGGGCGGGGGCGGTGGATTTGGGGGATGTGGCGGAGGATTTGCGGGCGGCGAATGCGGATCCGGGGGTGCGGAGTATTTTGCTGGATATTGACAGCCCGGGGGGGATGGTGAGCGGGACGCTGGAGCTGGCGGATCGGGTGATGATGTCGGAGAAGCCGGTGTATGCGTTTACGGGGGGGATGATGGCGTCGGCGGCGTATTGGATTGGTTGTTCGGCGGAGAGGGTGTTTGCGACGAAGTCGGCGGAGGTGGGGGGGATTGGGGTTTATACGTTGTTCCTGGATTCGTCGCGGGCGCTGGAGGCGGAGGGGCGTCGGCTGGAGGTGGTGGCGAGCGGGCCGTATAAGGGGCTGGGGGTGCCGGGGACGGCGTTGAGCGAGCGGCAGCGGTCGTTTTTGCAGGCGCGGGTGGATGGGATTGCGGCGATGTTCCAGGGGCATGTGAGCGAGCGGCGGGGCGGGCGGGTGGATTTGGAGGATATGCAGGGGCAGAGTTTTCTGGGGGAGGAGGCGCGGGGTCGGGGTTTGGTGGATGCGGTGGTGATGGATTTGGAGGAGGCGCTGGAGGAAGTGAGAAGGGAGAGTTGATGGGGGAGACTGGAGACGGGAGACCTGAGACCGGATGCGGGTGTGTTGACGTGCGGGGGATGGCAGACATATGACACTGAATGAGTTTATTGGGCGCGCGGTGGCGTTTTTTGATCGGGCGGAGGGGGCGGCGAATGCGGAGCTGGCGGTGCTGAAGGCGCGGGTGGCGGAGGTGGAGAAGCTGCTGGCGGAGCGGGAGGGGGAACGGGACGCGGTGGTGGCGGAGGGGGAGCGGCTGAAGGCGCGGGTGGCGGAGGTGGAGAAGTTGCTGGTGGAGCGTGAGGAGGAGCTGGCGGCGGAGAAGCGGCGGGTGACGGAGACGCTGGCGGGGCTGGCGGTGCCGGCGGCGGGGATTCCGGCGGGGGGTCGGGGCGAGGGTGTGGTTTCGGGGAAGGATTTGGTGGAGCAGTTGCTGGGGATCAAGGATTCGAGCGAGCGGTCGGCGTTTTACCGGAAGCACCGGGAGGCGTTGTTGGCGGCGAGCCGGGAGGAGCGGCAGCGGTTGGGGTGAGGGTGGGATGAAGATTTAAGAGAGGCAAATCAGAGAGAGAGGAGAAGATATGGCTACGTATACGAATCTAAATAATGAGATTTTCGCGCAATCGGCGCTGGAGGCGTTTGTGGCGGAGATGGTTCCGTTCAGCGCGTTTTCGACAAATTTTTCGCCGGCGGCGGCGCAGAAGGGGGATCAGGTGCTGGTGCCGCTGATTGCGAGTCTGACGGCGACGACGTTTTCGGCGTATAATGTGTCCGGGGGCGAGATGTCGGTGGTGACGGTGACTTTGAACCGGCACAAGCATGTGCCGGTGTCGCAGACGGATTTGCAGGCGGCGAACAGTTCGGAGGCGTCGCTGGTGAAGTTTGCGGGGCAGCAGGGGCGGGCGCTGGCGGTGGCGGTGTTGTCGGATATTTTCACGCTGCTGACGACGGAGAATTTCGGGGTTGGGACGTCGGCGATTTCGAGCACGGCGATGGGGCTGGGCGAGCTGCGGGCGCTGCGGAAGGCGCTGAACAAGAGTAATGTGCCGCAGACGAATCGGTCGTTGTTCCTGGACTCGGATCCGTTTGACGCGCTGCTGGGGGTGACGAATTTCATCCAGGCGCACATGATGGGGGATGCGATGGCGATCAAGGAGGGGAAGATTCCGCGGGCGCTGGGGTTTGACATGTATGAGCTGACGGCGGGTTTTCCGGGGGGGAGTGTGATGGGGTTTGCGGCGCATGCGTCGGCGATTGCGATTGCGATGCGGTATTTGGAGCCGCAGATCAAGGATGCTTACCAGGGCGGGGTGGGGCAGGCGAGTGATCCGAAGACGGGGATGACGGTGGGGTGGCGGGATCATATGGACCCGAATACGGGGGTTCGGTATGTGAATTTGGAGGCGCTGTATGGGTATGCGGCGGGGCTGACGCCGGCGGGGCGGATTTTCCGGCGTTTGGATTGAGATTGGTGGCGCGCGCGGCATCGAGCGGCTGCCGCGGAGAGGATAAACCCGGGTTCGGGGCCAGGCCGCTCGCCTGGCCCTTTTTTTTTGATGTATGGATGCGCGGATCAGTTTGTGTCTGATTGTGGGGAACGAGAGCGGGTATATCGAGCGGTGCCTGGAGAGTTTTCTGCCGGTGGCGGATGAGGTGGTGGTGGTGCGGGCGGTGGGGGGTCTGGCGCCGGATGATACGCTGGAGCGGGCGGCGGCGGTGTGCCGGCGGCATGGGGTGGGGCTGGTGACGGGGGAGTATCGGAATCGGGCGGAGCATGCGGATTGGCCGCATGTGGATGATTTTGCGGCGGCGCGGCAGTTGTCGTTTGATTTGGCGAGCGGGGGGTGGGCGTTTTGGTGTGACGCGGATGATGTGCTGGAGGTGGAGGGGTCGCTGGGGCGGGGGGCGGGGGAGGTGGCGCGGGAGCTGGCGGGGCGCGGGGATTACGCGGCGGTGGTGATGCCGTATCGGATTTTCGGGCGGGGGATCAGTGTGCCGCGGGAGCGGCTGGTGCGGCGGGATGCGGGGCGGTGGCGGTATCCGGTGCATGAGTGTTTTGCGTTTGTGGTGGAGCCGTTGCAGGCGGTGGAGGATAACCGTTTGGTGGTGGTGCATCGGCCGGCGCTGGGGAAGCGGGGGAGTTGCGAGCGGAATTTGCGGATTTTGCGGAGCATTCCGGCGGAGTCGCTGACGACGGGGCTGCGGTATCATTTGCAGCAGGAGCTGGGGATTGCGGGGGATGTGGCGGGGAGTGTGGCGCTGGCGCGGGAGCTGGTGCGGGCGCCGGATTTGGGGCGGCCGGAGCGGTATGAGTTGTTTTTGAGCCTGGCGCAGCTGGCGGAGGATTTGGAGGTGAAGCGGCAGTTTTTGCATCAGGCGTACGCGGCGGATCCGCGGCGGCGGGAGGCGCTGGGTTTGCTGGTGGGGAACGCGCTGGATGCGGGGCGGGGGGAGGAGGCGCTGGCGTATGCGCGGCAGATGCGGGCGACGGCGGGGCCGGGGGCGCGTGAGTGGAATGACCGGGGGCCGGTGTATGGGTGGCTGGGGGAGGAGATTTACACGCATGCGCTGCGGGGGGCGGGGGAGCGGGTGGAGGCGGAGCGGGTGCGGCAGGGGATGTTGGCGGCGGCGGGAGGGCCGCGGGTGGCGCTGGTGCATGCGACGCGGGGGCGTCCGCAGCAGGCGGCGGTGGCGCGGAAGGTGTGGCTGGATTTCGCGGCGCGGCCGGATCGGGTGGAGCATGTGTTTGTGATGGACGCGGATGACGCGGCGAGCGAGCCGCTGCGGCGGATGCATCATTTGGTGCTGCCGGCGGGGGGCGGGTGTGTGGCGGCGTGGAACGCGGGGTGCGCGCTGACGCGGGCGCCGGTGCTGGTGCAGTTGTCGGATGACTGGGTGCCGTGTCCGATGTGGGATGATTTGATTTGCGCGCGGCTGGGGGATGTGAATTTGCCGCGGGTGCTGGCGGTGAGCGACGGGGTGCGGGAGGATGGGTTGTTGTGCATGGCGATTTGCACGCGGGCGTATTGGGAGCAGGATTGGTTTTTGTTTCACCCGGATTTTACGGGGGTGTGGAGTGATAACTGGTTTACGGAGCTGGCGTATCGGCGGGGGGCGGTGGTGGAGGCGCGGGATATCCGGTTTGCGCATGAGCATCCGGTGAAGACGGGGCGGCCGCTGGATGAGACGTATGCGCGGCAGAACGCGCCGGAGCGGTATGCGGAGGGGGAGGAGGTTTACCGGCGGCTGCGGGGCGGGGGGGATTGGTCGGAGGTGCCGGGGTTTTACAATTTCTGGCCGTTGTATCGGGAGGTGGCGGGGCGGCTGCGGGATGGGGATGTGGTGTGTGAGGTGGGGGTGTGGCTGGGGCGGAGTGTGATTCACCTGGCGCAGATGCTGCGGCGGGCGGGGAAGCGGGTGCGGATTCTGGCGGTGGATCATTTTCGGGGGGAGAAGGATCAGCCGGCGCATGCGGCGGTGGTGGCGGCGGCGGGGGGGAATTTCCGGGGTGAGTTTGAGGCGAATTTGGAGCGGTGCGGGGTGCGGGAGATGGTGGAGATTTTGGAGGGGGAGAGCGCGGAGATGGCGTTGCGGGTGGCGGATGGGTCGCTGGCGTTTTGTTTTATCGACGCGGCGCATGATTACGAGAGTGTGAGCCAGGATTTGGCGGCGTGGGGGCCGAAGGTGCGGGAGGGGGGTATTTTGGCGGGGCATGACGCGCAGCATGAGCCGGTGTTGCGGGCGGTGCGGGAGCGGTATCCGGGGGCGCTGGTGCTGGGGCCGGTGTGGTTGCGGGAGGGGCTGGGGTGAGCGGGTTGCGGTTTTCGATTTTGACGCCGGCGGTGCCGTCGCGGCTGGAGGCGGTGGGGCGGTTGAGCGCGGAGCTGGGGCGGCAGATTGGGGGCCGGGCGGTGGAGCATTTGGTGCTGCTGGATAACAAGCGGCGGACGGTGGGGGAGAAGCGGGATGCGTTGTTGCGGGCGGCGCGGGGGGAGTGGGTGGCGTTTTGTGACGATGATGACTGGGTGGCGCCGGATTATGTGGGGGCGATTTGGGGGGCGCTGGCGGGGAATCCGGATGTGGTGACGTTTCGGCAGGGGGCGACGGTGGACGGGGTGGAGGGGGAGATTGAGTTCCGGCTGGGGGCGGCGAATGAGGCGTTTTGCCCGGGGGGGGTGGCGCGGCGGAATGCGTGGCATGTGTGTGTGTGGCGGCGGCGGCTGGCGATTTTGAGTTTTTTTCCGGCGGTGAATTACGGGGAGGATTGGGCGTTTGCGGAGCGGTTGTGCGGGCTGCCGGGGTTGCGGGAGGCGCATGTGCCGCGGGTGTTGCATTTTTACCGGCATGACCGGGCGCGGACGGAGGCGCCGGCGCCGGGGGACGGGAGAAGTTAGAAGTGTGAAGGGAGAAGTTGGGGGCGGGGCGTTGTCGCGCGGGGGTGGGTGATATGAGTGAGTTGTCGGATTTTTTGGGGCCGGGGCTGGAGGTGCTGGAGGGTGTGTGCGGGGCGGTGGTGACGTGGGGGGGGCGGGATTATCCGGTGGTGCCGGGGTCGGCGCTGCGGGGGAAGGATTTGGGGCCGGGGGGGTTTCGGTGGCGGTCGGATTTTACGTTTTTTGCGCGGCCGGGGGTGTTTCCGGCGCCGGGGCCCCAGTTGAAGGAGCGGGTGGTTTACGAGGGGGAGGAGTACCGAATTGATGGGATTGAGCGGGGGCCCGGGGGGGCGTTTGCGCGGTATGATTGTAATGATCCGAACCAGGGGGCGTAGTGGCGGGGAATTTGGATTTCGCGTGGGATCAGCGGCTGTTTGATCGGACGCTGGTGGAGTATATGAAGGTGTCTTCGCGGACGTTCGCGGAGATTGTGAACCACAAGGCGTATTATGTGGCGCGGAAGGCGCTTTGGTTTACGCCGCGGACGGCGCCGGGGGTGATTGAGACTTCGCTGGGGCACCTGGTGCCGGTGACGCGGACGGTGAAGTCGGTGAAGGGCGGGGTGGTGAGTTACCGGAAGCGGGTGAAGCGGTATGAGCTGCGGCTGGCGTATAATGAGGAGTGGACGGCGCCGCTGGCGGTGCTGATTTTGCAGAAGCGGGCGGTGGAGCGGGGGGGGCGGAGTCCCTGGCACGGGAAGGCGCGGCTGGCGGGGGCGAAGGCGATGGAGGCGGCGGTGCGGAATTTTATCGTGGCGCGGCAGCGGTCGGTTGCGTTTTTGAAGGCGGGGTGGCTGCCGGCGATCCAGGCGCTGGAGCGGGCGGCGCGGCCGGAGGGTGGGTTGCCGCCGAAGGATGCGAAGAGTTACGGGCGGCCGAAGGGGCGGGGGGAGGCGGCGCGGGAGGGTTTCCGGGTGCGGGCGCTGATTGAGAATTTCGCGCGGACGCAGAGTGATCCGAGTTTTGAGGCGCTGCGGAAGTATGGGGCGCCGGCGTTGCAGCGGGCGTTTGATGATGAGGCGGCTTCGATGTGGGAGTATGTGAAGCGGAAGATGGAGCCGGATGCGCGGGCGTTTAACGCGGCGCAGCGGGGTTGAGGTGGCAGCTTGCCCGACCTGGCGCCCCAGCTCGGGCAGGCGGGCCGGGCGGCGGCGGGATCAGGAGACGTTGGAGGGGGCGGCGTCTATTTCGAGTTGGAGGGATTCGACGAAGACGTCGCCGTCGTGGTCGTAGGCGGCTTCCTGGGCGCCGAGGCGGACGTCGAGGAGGGTGAGGTCGGCGAGGTCTTCGGCGCCGGGGGTGGCGCTGGCGGCGCGGGCGGCGGCGGTGATTTGGGCGGCGATTTTTTTGGAGTCCCAGTGGGAGTGGTCGAGGATGGTGTGGAAGGCGTCGAAGGTGGCGGCGGTGCGGGCGTCGCTGGCGGCGGGGGAGGTGTCGGCGGCGTGGGATTTGAGGAGGATGGTGGCGCGGCAGGTGTAGGAGCCGGTGTTGGGGATGGGGTCGGCGCGTTCGGTGAAGCAGACGGTGAGGGGGAGGGAGCGGGTGGCGGCGCGTTTGGCGGGGAGGATGTCGTCTGGGGTGCCGAGGTTGAGGGAAAGGAGGTAGGCGACGAGGGCGCGGTCGAGTTTGGAGCAGATGTTATGATACGCGGGCATATCGGGGGCGGGTGTCAACGGGTGGGGTTTGTTGACGGTGGGGGTATTGGCGAGATGGGCAATGTGGATGTGATCGGGATCGGATCGGATGAGCGGGCCCGGGCGCTGGCGGCGTATCGGGCGTGCGCGACGGAGGCGGAGCGGGCGGAGCTGTATTGGGCGACGCCGATTTTGCAGGAGATTTTCAGCGCCGTTACCCACCCGGCGCCTGCCGGCGGGGGGACGCGGGCCTCGCATCCCGCGACTCCGCCGGCACAACAAATTACGGTGCAGAAAAATAAAGGATGATGATGAAGAGGAAGTACTGGTTTGGTTTGGCGGGGGCGCTGGCGCTGGGGGTGGTGGTTTTGGCCATCGTGGCGCGGGCGGATTCGTATACGTTTCTGGGGAGCCTGGCGACGGTGGATAATACGACGGAGAACAGCCCGGCGCTGGCGGTGGGGGGGTTTTCGCTGCCGCGGGGGGTGTTTTTGATTTCGCACGGGACGCTGACGGAGACGAATGCGTTGCGGATCAATATCCAGGTGTCGCTGGATGGGAGCAATTTTATCACGGCGGCGACGTGGTGGCCGGCGCGGACGAACGCGGGGAGTGTGAATTTCTCGCCGAATTATGCGGCGCAGACGATTTGGTTGCGGGCGCAGGCGGTGACGACGAATGCGGTGCAGGTGGGGGCGAATTATTTGTATTAGCGGAGGAGCGATATGGTTTACAAAGGCAAGGCGGTGGTGGAATCGGCGGTGGGGGCGCTGGATGCGTATGCGGGGGTGACGAACGAGTCGGTGCGGGCGTTGCAGAATTGGGAGGAGGAGGTCGTGAAGGATGACCGGGGGCGGGATATGACGTGGATTCCGCGGAATGAGCATATTTTGCTGGATGTGACGGTGAAGCTGACGGGGGCGAGCCAGGCGGCGGCGAAGGCGGCGGCGGTGTTTCTGGCGCCGTATGCGCCGGTGGTGTTGTCGGGGTTTGATTTGGGGTGGCTGAATGCGACGTGGCAGTATGTGGGGGGCGCGACGATTGATTTGAGCGACACGAAGGCGGGGGGTTCGACGATTAAGCTGCGGAAGTACGCGGATGCGGCGCAGCAGACGGCGGCGACGACGACGGCGACTTGAGGTATGAGGAGCGACGCCGCTTTCGCCCGGGCAGCGGTGCCAGCGCCCACGAAGGTTTTGAATTTGCCGCTGCGACCGTACGCGGTGGGGCATGCGTTGTGGCTGGAGGCGCTGGGGAATCCGCTGGCGGGGGAGTGCGAGGGGGCGACGGCGGCGCAGATAGTGGAGGCGGTGTGGATTTGCGCGCATGGGTGGCGGGAGCTGGCGGAGCAGCATCGGCGGTGGCTGACGCTGGTGAAGGTGTGGGTGTGGCGGCGGCGGTGCCGGGGGGCGCGGCTGGCGCGGGCGCTGGGGGAGTTCCAGGCGTATCGGCGGGCGGGGTCGAGTGTGCCGGCGGTGGAGGGGATGGGCTCGGGTGGCCGGGCGGCGGGGGCGCCGCTGCTGGCGCGGGTGGTGCAGTTTTTGGTGGGGCGTTTGGGGCGGACGGAGGAGGAGGCGCTGGATTATCCGCTGGGGCTGGCGTATTGGCATTTCGCGGCTTACCAGGAGGCGCAGGGGAATTTGAAGATTTTGAACGCGGACGAGGTGGAGTTTCTGGAGTGGTGCGAGGCGCAGGATCGGGCGGCGGCGGGGAAGAAGGAGGTGGCGCGGGATGCCTAGTTTGATGGCGGTGCTGGGGCTGGATGCGAGCGGGTTTCAGGAGAAGCTGGCGCAGTCGCAGCGGGTGGCGAGCCAGGCGGGGAAGAACATGGCGTCGGGATTGACGCTGCCGATCAAGCAGGCGCTGGGGGCGTTTGCGGTGGGGGCGCTGGTGCGGGATGCGTTCGGGATGGCGGAGCGGATTCATGATTTGAGCCGGCAGTTTCGGGTTTCGGCGGAGACGATTCAGCAGTGGGATATCGCGGCGAAGCGGACGGGATTGAGCGCGGAGGATTTGGGGTCGGCGTTGTTTCAGCTGGAGAAGGCGCGGGTGCAGGCGGTGGCGTCGGGCGACCTGGGCGGGTTTAAGAAGTTTCAGGTGCCGATGGAGGCGCTGCGGGATGCGACGATTTCGACGCAGCAGGTGTTGGAGCGGATGATCGAGGTGGCGGGGAGCGGGACGATTACGGAGGAGCAGGATGTGGCGGGGATGGAGCTGATGGGGAAGAGCGGGGCGAAGCTGCTGGCGGCATTTCAGGAGCTGCACAATTTGGGGCCGGTGACGCTGCTGTCGGAGGAAGAGGTGCAGCGGATGAATGAGGCGGCGGAGGGGTTTGAGAATTTGAAGCGGAAGGCGGCGGAGCAGGCGGGGAAGGGGTATATCGCGGCGGTGGAGGCGCCGAAGGAGTTGTGGCGGGCGGTTTGGCCGCGGATTAAAGAGGCGTTCAGCCGCAGCCGCCCGCAAGGGCCGGTGTTTGGGGGTGAGGGGTCGGATCCGTTTGGGGGTTTTACGGTGACGAGCACGACGGAGCCGGACAAGCTGCACGGGCCGGTGGTGATCGGGAAGACGAAGAAGGAGCTGGAGGAGCTGGAGCGGGCGCGGGCGGCGCTGGCGGAGCGGGTGTTCAGCAATACGTTGCGGACGTTGAGCGCGGAGGAGAAGCGGGCGGCGCTGAACGAGAGGATTGCGGCGGCGCAGGAGCGGGCGGCGGCGGCGCTGGCGGCGGGGGATGAGCTGCGGAGCCTGGAGGAGCAGACGAAGGTGGAGGAGCTGCGGGCGCAGTTGCTGGCGGTGCGGGATGCTTCGGGGCGGGGGCTGGTGGCGACGGCGGATGTGAATGCGTTGCAGCGGATTGGGGCTTATACGGCGGGGGTGTCGGGGATGGAGCGGGCGGTGCTGGGGATTGAGAAGGATGTGCGGCGGATTGCGGAGCGCGGGGAGCGGACGCTGGAGCTGGAGGGATTTTAGCGATGGGAATTCCGGCCGGAGCGAAGGGAATTAGCGCGGCGATCCGGCAGCCGGATACGGTGACGTGGGACCCGAACCGGGGGCAGGTGCGGTCGAAGGTGTGGACTTCGATCAGCGCGGCGGCGATTGACGCGCTGGCGGCGGAGGCGCGGTTTTGGAAACAGCCGTATCGCATTCGATCGACGGGGACGAGTCATACGATTGAGATTCAGGCGGTGGAGAGCGCGGAGGGGGACCCGAACGAGGTGATGCCGGTGGATCGGTGGGAGATGCCGGCGAATGAGCTGCAGAAGAGCATTTGGGAGCATAACCGGCTGCTGGGGATTGACGCGGCGATGCTGAACGCGGCGAAGCGGGGGGTGGACGAGGGGCTGACGCTGGATGAGCTGGCGGAGAATCCGGTGTTCGGGAGTGTGACGGCGGAGGAGTGGGATGAGATTGCGGAGGCGTTTGAGCACGCGCAGCGGCAGCAGGATCATTTTCCGGTGAGCCAGTATGTGCTGCGGCATGTGACGAACGCGCCGGCGGCGTATGACGCGAATATCGCCGAGGTGAATGTGGAGCGGCTGTATACGACGAAGCAACTGATTGCGGAGGTGACGAATCCGGTGTTGTGGGAGAATCCGCTGCCCGGGCGGTTGAAGTGGAAGATTGAGCATATCCCGGCGCCGCCGGAGCGGGCGGGGTTTTTGTGGAGCTGGCGGAAGCTGGCGAGCGCGGAGAGCACGGCGGCGAATGGGCGGATTGAGATTTCGACGGAGTACTGGCTGGAGCAGTGGAGCATCTGGCTGTATGATTTGGCGACGTGATTTATGGTTGAGAATACTCCGCCGATGCCGCAGGGGAACAGCGCATTCAAGCGCTGGGCGCAATGGGTGCAGCGTTCGATTCTGGCGCTGCGGGTGAATGAGACGCCGGGGGCGCTGGTGAGCCGGACGACGCGGGGGGTGAAGGTGGAGCCGAAGCGCAAGGCGGGCGGGGGCGGCCCGTCGAGCCCGTGTCCGCTGGCGTGATGTGCATACGGGGCTGCCGTATCGTCCGCCGTGTAATCCGGTAGCGCCGGGGAGCTGGCCGGCGCTGGATCGCCGGCCGGGGGGGTGTTTTCAGCATTGGCGGCGGGCGGAGGCGCGGGTGCCGAAGTGGGAGAATATGACCCGGGTGGTGAATTGGCGCTGCCCGGGCGAGTTCCCGGGCGCACCGGGAACCGTTCCGCCCTATGAACGGCCCGTAGGCAGTCCGTACGGTGAGGGCGAGTGCAGTGGTGCGCCGCCGATGTGGGGTGCGCTGGACTGGTGCAATACGCCGCACACCAAGCCGCCATGCGGGTATTGGTCGCGGGCGGAGTTTGCGGCGGCGTGCAGCGAGGGACAGGAACGGGTTGACCTGAACTGCTACAGGGAACTCGAGGGCGAGATTGCCAACCTGACGCGGTGCCAGAAGGTAGGGTTCAAGAACGTCCAAGCGCGGAAGGTGTGGCATGGGCGGTATAGTTTTACGAGTGAGGATGGGTGTGCCACGCCGGGAGAGGTGCCGGATCAGACGCGGTATTTACGGGTGCGGCGGGAGCTGAGCGGGACGATGACGTGGGACCCGGACGGGGCGGCACCGACGGTGTATTCGCTGTCGTACGTGCGGGAATACCTGGTGAATCGGCATAGCGGGGTCATTACGGAGACGGATAAGGAGGATGAATGGGAGCGGGTGACCGGCAGCGAGCATGTTGCCGCGCCTCCGGGGGGGGTGTCGTCTATTCTTGGGCAGGTGATTGCGTGCGGGTTGTATGGCGGGCCGGGAGCGGAGACGAATCCGTATAATGGGCCGATTGACGGGGCGGTGGGGTTTGCGGAGGCGATTTTGAAGGCGACGGATGTGGGGGCGACGGAGGCGACGTTTACGCTGGGGAGCGTGGAGCCCGGGCCGGGAATCTCGCGCACCTGGGCGGTGGATTTGGTGTTTACGGCGACGTTGAGCGATCCCTACACCGCGGCGGAGGTTAAGGAAGATGCCGAAGAGCTGCTGGCGTTGTGGGATTTGGCGGATGACGCGGTGTATCCGTGGCGGCGAGATAGATTTACGACGGTGGCGCCGCTGGTGACGTATGATGAGGTGCCGCAGGCGGTGAGCCCGGATGGGGTGGCGACGAATTTCGGGGCGGCGGCGTATGTGGATGGGAACGCGGGTTACACGGGGGAAATTCTGGGGAAGCCGTTTGCGCGCGGCTGGCCGGAGGCGCGGTGGGAGGGGCAATCGCAGGTGGAGTATTTTGAGGCGCCGAATTATGGGTCGGAGCACAAGCTGGCTTACCTGGGCGCGACGGTGACGAAGGTGCGGCGGTTGTATTGGGATGAGGATGCGGGGGAATACGTGGAGGCGTTTGTGGGGGCGGCGGGGACGCATTATACCTTCGCGCGGGATGAGTATGGGGTGGGGGTGGTGACGGTGGTGGATGATCCGGAGCTGAATCCGCTGGCGTGCCAGGCGCCGCTGACGGTGGGCGGGGATGCGGTGGGGTCGTGTTTTGCGCCGCACGCGGATTTGCTGGAGGTGACGTATGATTTCTCCTGGGTGCTGGGGGGGCACTTCGATCACCGGCATGTGAATTACCAGTGGCGCGCGGCGGGGGGCGATTTTACCCAGTACCAGTATTCTGGGGCCTGGAGCGGCGGGAGCGGGGCGCTGGACCCGACGGATGCGTGCATGCCGCGGACGGCGACGCAGTGGACGGATACGGTGATGGCGGCGCAGTTTCCGCACGGGGCCTGGGTGATCTTGTTTCCGGGCGGGGATTTGTGGCTGCAGAAGTACGCGGAGATCAAGTTGCCCTGGAAGTCGCAGAATTGGTTTGGGCCGTGTGGCGGCGACCGGGATTTGGCGGCGTATCCCGATGCCTGGCCGATTGAGGGGGATCGGGGGTGCGAGTTTGCGGAGGATGGCGGGACGGTGACGGTGACGCTGGAGCGGGCGGCGGAGTATCTTCGGGCGGGGGACAAGGTGGATTTTACGACGCGCGACGGGCTGACGGTGGATGACAACGGCGGGAGCGGCTACACGGTGACGGGCGTGGACGGCGGGACGTTCACGTATGCGGGCGCGGCGCCCGGCGCTGGGTATGTGCGGGTGAAGTCGCATGGGGCGCCGGGGTTCTGGTGGCATGATGCGGATGGGAAGGGGAGTTTTTCGCTGGTGCGGCATCGGTTTGATTTTCGCGCGACGCCGAATGATCCGGGGACGGCGGAGGCGATTATCCGGGACTGCTTGCAATTTGATCGCTGCTGGCCGGCGGTGATGTGTTTGAGCCCGAATTATGATGAGGAGGATGAGGAGCCGATTGACGCTTTTCCGCATGGGCGGACGTTTGGGTTTGGGAATGTGACGCTGGATGGGCGGTGCGGGAGCCGGTGGTCGGCGTTTTTTGTCCAGGCGATGGTGGATTTGTGGTGGCAGGCGCCGGATCTCGAGCCGCCCGGGGAGGAGGATGAGGAGTATCCGGGTTATGCGGTGGAGTATGAGGAGGATGACGGGGGTTGCCGCGCGGATGCGCCGCCGAAGGTGATTTGGCCGCATCGGCCGTTGGTGGAGTGCCTGGAGGTGCGGCCGGCGAATTGGTATCCGGCGGGGGCGGCGCTGGCGCCGACGTACGCGGAGCACACGACGGAGCCGGTGTATGCGGCGCTGCAGCCGGTGGGCCCGGCGGAGCGGCCGGCGGTGCCGAATGAGACGCCGGAGATTCTGACGCCGTGGCTGGTTTGGCTGGCGATGCAACATTGCGTTTGCCAGGAGGGGCGGTTTGCTGCGGATGGGGTGACGGCGCTGCCGAAGGGGTATCGGTATCTGGGGTATGAGCATGTGATCGGCGCGCGGATGTGCGGGGCGGAACCGGGATGAGGAGGGTGATTGATTTGAATGCTCCGCCCGGCGCGCGGGGGCGGCCGCGGGCGGCGGGGACGGGGTTGAATCCGGCGCGGCCGGCGTTTCTGGCGGCGCGGGAGGCGGCGTGCCGGGGGTGCGAGCACCTGGTGGTGGAGGATTTTACGGAGCTTTGCGGGCGGCGGCGGGAGTGGGGGTGCCTGGGGAAGGCGCGGTGGCGGGCGGCGCTGGAGTGTCCGACGGGGCGGTGGTGAGGCGGTGGGGGACGGTTGACCGGGTGGCCATTGTATGGCCGCGAGCAAAGAAGAGATTACCGAACGGGCGCAACTGGTGCGCATTCACGAGGCGAATTGCCGCATTGAGTATCCGACGGCGGCGGAGCTGAATTTCCGGCTGGCGGTGATGAAGGCGCTGGCGAAGGGGCTGGGGCTGAGGGAGCTGCGGGCGCTGGAGATCACCGGCCCGGTGACGGCGGCGCCGGAGCGGCCCGCGCCCGGGCGGAAGCCGGGAGAGCGATAGAATGAGGAGCATGATGAAACGAATAATTCTGACGTGCCTGGCGGCGGGGCTGCTGGGGCTGGCGGGGCTGGGGGAGGAGGCGGGGACGCATGTGCAGTTTGATTTTTACAACGCCGCGCTGGCGCCCCAAGGGGCGCGGGGGCTGGCGGTGTTTCCGGAGCTGATTGACGCGGCGAATCCGCTGGGGCTGACGACGCATGACCGGATTTACCGGAGCACGAGCGCGGGGGGGAGTGTGGTGATCAGCAACCTGGTGTGGGGGGATTACCGGGTGGAGTTTTACGGGCCGACGATCACGACCACGAATTGGTTCAGCGTGCCGGCCACGAATACTGGCGCGCTGCTGAACGTGACGAACCTGATCCGCCAGGCGCATGCCTGGCAGGGGCGGCACGCGGCGACGTATGGGCCGTGGAATTTGCTGCCGGGATCGAATGTGGTGTTCAGCACGGGGCCGGGGGTGACGTATGTGAATGCGACGGGGGATGGCGGGTGGACGGAGGCGACAACCGCAACGGGTTGGAAGCTGGTGGAGCCGGAGTATGCGGGCGGAACGAACACCTTTGCGCCAGTGTACCAGTTGACGCAAGGGAACGGGATTGTTGTGATACCAGAAACGACCGCCGTCGGGAGCGGCCTTTACACCGTCAAAACCCAGTGGATGGAGCTTGACCGCGAGATTGTGGTGTGGACAAACG